GCCGTAGTCGGGGCCGATGTCGGCCTGAACGTCATACTTCCCGACGCTCGGGTTGAAGATTTTCTCGACAACCTCGCCGTCCTGATTGACCTTCTCCGCATAAGCTTGCTTCATCTGCGGGTCGAGAGTCACCGGCTCGTCGGAGCCATCTTCGCCCATGATGCGGAGGATCCTTGGGGTGTCGTAAATCTTCGGAATGAGGTCGATGAGGATCTTGCCGGTGAAGCGTATCGCCAATGCAAGATGGTCGATGAAGTGGTAGGTCGCGTTATCGCCTTGCCGCTGGCGCTCCTGGATGGCGATTCCGCTCTTCTCGTTTGACGGAGCGCCCATCTCGGCCTGATACTGGCCGGAGACTTCCATTAGCTCCTGGCGCGCAACCTGCATCCCCGCTACGAAGGCGGGGGCCATAACCGGAGGCTCTGATCGCTGCGGACGCTCGATCTTCTGCCCATTGTCGTCAATATCGTTGTACGGAAGAACAGCAAAATTCTCAGTGTTCGCGTTCTCCCAGTAATTCTCCAGCCCCTCGATAGAGCGCGTCGGGGCAATGTACGGGGATTTCGACTGAAGGGCGACGAACTCGGACGCTCCCGAGCTCCAGAAGTTGTACTGCCGCTGCGGGTCCTTCAGTGAGCGCGTGTGGCCCTTGCGGTCCAACTGGCCGTCAATGACCGTCTCTTCGCCAACAACACGGACGATGGGTACGTAAATCCCCGGCCACTCGTTGCGGTCAACGATCTGGTCCCCGATGATCTGGAACCATTCGATCTTCGACCCCCGGACCTCGCGGGTTCGCGTCTGCGGATCGGCCTTGAGCTGGTCAACGATATCAGGCGTAAGCTCGGAAGCCTTGGCCGTCTTTCGCTGCCCGTCGTTATCGACATAGCTGACTAGTGTATCGACGGTTTCAGACTTGCGGAAATACTCCGCGATCCGAACCCTATCCTTATTGAGCCAGTCGTTGCCTTTGCCCAATGTGTCGGCAGTGGGGAACGCATCCTTGAACTGAGGGAACTTCGCCGCCGCTTCATCGCGGGGCATGTCATCGAACACAAACCCGAACCGGGCGTCGGAACCATCCGCCTCAAGAATGTCCGGGTCCAGATAAATGGACAGCGGGTCCTTGACCGGGCGAAGGAATATCTGCTGATCGAGACTTTCATCGTCGGCGTAGTCCGTGACCACTCGCCAGTAGCCAATCCCACCCTCAACCTGAAACACCGTTGCGCGGTCGTAAATCGAACCGGCGTTGGAAATGTATTCTATGTGCCGAATAACCGACTCGAACACCTGAGCGGCCTGGTATGTCGCTCCGTTCGAGACCGCCCGCACCGCCACTGATGGCTTGTTCTGGCGGGCGTCATTGATGATCTGAAGGTTATGCTGGCGGGTCTTGTTAATCGTCAGGCAGGGTCGGGAATCAAGCTCCCGAGCCGTCCGCATCTTGTCATTCCACTGCCAGCCGTTCTCTGAATCGGCATTGGCGAACTTGCGGTCCTCAACGAACCGTGAGCGAGCCTCCCCCTCCCACTCCTCACATCGCTTGAACCGTTTCTTGGCCTCCGCGATGACAGAGGAGTCGGATCGCTTGCTCATCAGCCCATCCATGCTCCTGGAATCATCTGCGGGTTGCGCGGCTTATTAAGGTTTAGTTGTGGCTTCTTCTTCTCGGCCACCTTGGCGAAGCGGCGCATCATCACCGCGTAACGGGTGGCGGAGAGCCTATCGTCCTGCTCTTTGACGATCAGGCCATCCACCCGGTGATATTGCCGGAACTCAGCAAACCAGTCCTCAAGGTGCGAAAATACTTTAAAGCGCTCGGTCTCCATGCGCTCCAGCATCTCGGCAATTCCAGCCTCAACCCCGAACCCGCCGTCAACGTGGGTTGCGCGCTCCGGGAGCATATTCAGCCCGTGCGCTCGGTATTGGTCCTTCAGCGCCTCGCCGGAGCCCTTGTCGTGCTGCAGGCCATCGTGAGGCCATGCCCAAGGCAACCAAGCGCCCCACGGCTTCAGCGCGCCGGCATGGTGGAGCGGGGTCTGTTCCCGCGCCGCGTAACAGTGCGTGACGTAGATGCAGTCAGCATCCTTGTCCCACGCCAGCCTTACAGCGGCGGTGGGGTGATCCCAACCAAAGTCTATGCCGCCAATCTGTACCCAGTGCTCAGGAATCGCGAACGATGCGATCTTGATCCGATCCTCTCCGATGGGGAACACCCGACCAGACCCCAACTGCGGTATGCCCTTGGCGCGGGCTTCCCGTTCGTGCTCCGGGTAGGATGCTATAATCGCCGCCCTTTGCTCGGGCGTGTAGTGTTCCGCATCCTCTATCGTCATGCGGGTGACGTGTCGGGTCATCCGAACACCAACTTTATTCCAAGCCGCCGATACTCAGCTACCTCGCGGAGACACCGCTGCGCCTCGATCTCTGCCCCGGCGGGTGCGCCCTCGCTCAGTTCAATGCGATGCGCGCCACTTTCTGCGATCCACCCGTGCCACCCATTCCCATGCCAGACGGCGTTGGTCAGGTCGCTCACAAAGCCTCCGCCTGAAGGAACATTCTCACGACCTCGCTCATCCCCTTGAGCGGCGTAAATGTTATCATTGTGATCCCGCCCGTCGCGTTGGTTCGCGTCAATCCTTCCGTGTAAATATCCTGGGGCGGCTCTTCATCGAACCACACACCCTGAAGTGTATCGCCCTGCCACTTGGGCCGCCCCTGCTCGTAACTCTTGAACAGGCAGGTCGATGTCCCGCCAGTCACATGCTTGACGACAATCGAATCCAGCGCGTCCGGTATGCCGCGAGCCCGCTGCGTATCCACCAGATCAGCAAATGGAATGGCCCCCGTGCCCCATTCCTCCTCCTTCTCAGGAGGCCCCACCAGCAGCTTCTGCACGGTGTCACGGGTGGACGTTCCAGACTCACCCGCAGCCCAATATCGTCCAGCGGTCTCGAACCTTCGCCCTTGCCACCAGTCGGGATATTTGCCCGTCAGGTGCATCGCCCATTCAAACGATCCGGCGACTGTCTTGCCGAGCTGGTTGCCCGCCATGAACAGCCGCTCACGGTGAACAGCCCCGGCGTCGTGGAACTCGCGCTGCTTACTGTACGGTTGGTACTCCGCCAGACGGTTGCGCTGCTTCCTGCGCTGGATCTCCCGGCCCAATTCCAAAGCCTGCTGTAATAAGGGCCTGAGTGAGTGCGCCGTATCGTCTGAACAGCTCATCGTCGCTAAGCTCATCAAGCTCGCTCACCTTTACGTTCAGCTCTTTCGGCAGCGTGGAGGCGACAGCTCGAACATAAGCGCTCGGGTCCTTCTCTCGCATCTCAACAAGAGCTTCCTTCCCCTTCTCCGACCAGTCATCGAGCAGATCGGACAGGAAAAGCTCGCCCAGCTTGTTTCGCGACCCCTTTTGCCTACCAGAAGGATTGCCCGATTGTCCCGGCTTCCACGGCTCTTTCAAACCACGGTACTTGCTCGGTGCAGATTCACCGTCGCTCATCTCATTCTCGCTAATGGGAGTACCCGCCAGTCAGTTGCGCGTGCGTGCCGTGCTCAACCACTCGGTCGGCGTGCAGAGGCAGTGCTGGCGGGAAATGAAAAAGCCCCCAACCGGTTAAGGCTGGGCTCGCGTGACTGGTGCGCGCAAG